AAGAGCCGAAAACAAATTACTTAGGAATCAAGTAAAAAATCAAGAAAACATTAAAACTAATAATAGTATAACATCTAGCCGAATTAACAATTTTGGTTTCTTGATGTCCTCACACAAGGGTAACAGAGATTATTTTAAACAGTTTGGGTATCCAAACCAAATTAATTTTGATAATTATTTAGCTTATTATAAGCGTAATAGCATTGGTAGCCGAATCATTGAAACGTACCCAGATCATTGCTGGAAAAGTAAATTTAAAATCATTGAAAACGAAACAGAATCTAAAGATAGCGTTTTTGAAAAAGAAACAAAATCAATTTTAAAAAATACACGTTTAAAGATAGTAAACAAGTTGAAACGTGCGGATATATTAACAGGCTTAGGAGATTATGGTGTCTTATATATTGGCGTTGCGGATGGGAAAAAACCTAGTGAGCCATTAGAGGGGAACATTAACATTAATGATATTTTGTATATTTCCCCTAAAAGTAGCAGGAATGCAGTAATTGACCAATACGATGAAAATATAAACTCACCTCGGTATGGTTTACCGTTAATGTATAATATACATAGTGGGGATTACGCAACCGAAACATTAAGCACAGCTAATAAAATAATGAAAGGAAAACAAACGAAAGTACACCACTCCAGAATTATACATATTGTCGAGAATCCCTTAGAGAATGACGTTATAGGCCAACCAAGATTAGAGAAGGTGTTTAATGATTTAATTGATTTGATGAAAGTTAAGGGTGGCGGATCTGAAATGTTTTGGCTTAACGGTCGAGGCGGTATGAGCTTGGAAAGTGAAGCAGATACCAATTTTACGGAAGATAGCGCAAAAGATTTAGAATCGCATTTACAGGATTTTTCTAATAGCTTGACAAGATTTTTAAAAACAAAAGGGATTGAAGCAAAACCAATTAATTTTGATGTTGCAAACCCAGAAAACCATTTTAACATCATAATTAAATGTATTTCTAGCGCAACAAAAATTCCTATCCGTATATTATTAGGGAGTGAAGCAGGGAGCTTAGCAAGTACCCAAGATGAAAACAATTTTAAAGAGAATGTTATGAATAGACAAATAGATTTTTGCGAGAATGTCATAATTTTACCTTTAATTAATTGGTTTATTGAACATGGTGTTTTACCAACTCCAAAAAATGATTTTAAAATTGAATGGCCAAACTTAATTCCAGAAGATACATCCCAAAATTATAAAAATGCCGATACTGTAGCAACAGCTTTACAAAAATACATGAATACTGAGGGGGCGGATGCCGTTATGCCATTTCAACAATTTTTTGAGATTATGGGGAAAGAATACCAAGGCGCAGATGCCAACGACATAGACTGATGTTATGTTGTAATGTTAGTGACGACCCTACACGGACGCTTACGTTAAGAAATAAAGCAGTAGCAGAGATTACCCGAAGATTTAAACAATTAAATAGGTTAATTATTGAAAGTGTGAAAGATAATAAGATTTTTTTAGATAATGCCCAAGCATTAAAAAAAGAAGAATTTATTTTTTTAAGAGATGGCGACAAATTGAAAAAGTTTGATGCTTGGTTACAAGGTGCAATTTCTGAAATAATTTTATCGGGAAGTGTACGAAAAGATGATACCAATATTAATTGGTTATTAGCATATATTGATACAGCCTACAGAAAGGGCATAAAAAAAAGCACGTCAGTAATGCAACAAAGACTAGGGAAGAATGTTATCCCCGATTTAATAAATTTAGTTAATTTACCACCACACGCTAGGGCGATGGAATTAATATTTACCAGAGATTTTGACCAATTAAAAGGGATTACCGAAGCTATGAGCCAACAGATAAGCTATATTATATCCGAGGGAATACTCCAAGGTGAAAACCCAAACGACATGGCTAAAAGGATTACTGATAGGGTTGAAAAAATTGGAATAACACGAGCTAAACTATTAGCAAGAACTGAGGTAATCAATGCGTTTAACCTTGCTAGGATTAATAACGTTGATGCGTATTCTGATTTTTTAGGCGAGGAAGTCGTTTTTCGTTGGATTAGTGGCGTTGATGCTAGAGTAAGAGATACCCACCGAGAAAGAAACAATAAGTTTTATTCAAAAGAAAAAGTTACGCCGTTAATTGGTGAGCCGAATTGTAGGTGTACAATAACAGAAATTCCAGTCAGTCTTTTGGAGCTTGTATATGACAATCCAAAAGTGTTAAGATAGTTATATTATGATACGAAAAATAAAATGTAACGTAGAAACAAGTAATATTAAATACACCGATTTTGAAGGTGTGAAACATATGGTTATCCCTGTAATAATGGCGCAGGAAGGCGTAATGAACAGGTTTTTTTATCCTTCGGAAGAATTTGAGGGCTGGGCTAACACGTGGGATGGTGTCCCAGTACCTATTAATCATCCAGAGATTGAAGGGGTTGCGGTAAGTGCGAAAAGTCCACGCATCCAAGAATTAAATAGTGTGGGTTATGTTTTCAATTCAAAATATGAAGATAAAAAACTTAAAGGTGAAATTTATTTAAACCTTGAAAAGGTAAAAAAACTTAATGCAGATTATTTAATTCAAAGTTTTGAAAGTGGTGAGATTATGGAAGTGTCTACAGGTTTATATTCTAACGTTGAAATGGTATCAGGTAAGTATGGTGATGATGAATATGATGCCATTGTAAGAAATATTAGACCCGATCATTTAGCGTTATTACCTAATACAGTTGGAGCATGTAGTATTGAGGATGGATGCGGAGCGTCAATTAGTGTTAATAGTTGCCAATGTGGGGGAGTGTGTGGCGGTAAAAAGAACAGCCAAAAAGAGGTAAGTAAATTATTAAATTTAAGCCTAGAAAAAAAGTATAATGATGTAGTGTATATAATTGATATATATGACAACTCGGTAGTCTATGAGTTTGGAAAAAATAGAAGCGTATATAAAGAAAGTTACGCAATTAATGATGATAATGTAGTGATATTAGAAGATGATGCCCACGAGGTAATCCAAAAGACTAGCTATCAAGCGTTAAATTTGAGTGGAGGTAATAATATTATGACAGAAATTCAAAACGAAGAAATAAAAGAAGAAACAACAGAAGAAACAACAGAAGAAAAAACAGCAGAAGAAACAGAAGAATCAACAACAGAAGCAGAAGAAGAAACAACAGCAGAAACAGAAGCAGAAGCAGAAGCAGAAGAAACAACAGAAGAAGTAAAAGAAAATGAAGAAACAGAAACAGAAACAGAAGAAGCGGAAACAGAAACAGAAGAAAAAGAAATAGTTGAAAATCAATTAATTGACAATGAAAAAAAAGAGTTTCTTGCGAATCAAGCAAAAATATTTGATGAAAAAAAGCAAGGACTTAAAAAAGTATTAATTGATAATAAACATTTTAGCGCAGAAGAAGTTGAAACGTTTTCTTTTTCAGTGTTAGAAAAAATCAATAACTTGATTAAGCCGAAAGATTATAGCGGTAACGGATCAAGTTTAATTGATAATAAAGAAGAATATAAACCAAAAGGGTTTATCGAAAGATTACAGGAGGTTAAATAATGTCAGAGAACACAATTTGTTTAAAAACAAACGGAAATCCTTTCCGAAAAGAAGGGAAAGCGCAAGGTGCAATTACACCCGGAGATTTCATAGAGAGAGCCAGCGATGGCGATTTTATCCGTCATACGGCGGTAGGAACTAACTCATTACTATATGCTGTAGAAAATACGTCAAATGGTGGCGGAATTGATGACGATTACGCAACAGGCGACAACGTTCTAGCTAACTATGCTCAATCGGGTGACGAGGTATACGGGTTTGTCGCAGCTTCGGCAGCAGCAATCGTTATTGGCGATCCATTAGAATTTGATGGTGCAGGTGGATTCAAGAAAGACGCAGACGGTTCAAACACTCAAGCGTACGCATTAACAGCAGTTGATAACAGTGCAGGGTCATCTAAAGCACGTATCAAAGTAGAGATTTTATAAGGAGGATAAAATGTTTATATTTAACGAAGAAACAGGAAAATTAGATATTTCAAAAATGAGAACTAACGGCTCATTGCCAACAGATTCATATAAGTTTTTTGATGATGCGTTGGTTAAAGTTGCAAAGCAAGATTTAAAACTTGTTCAAGATTTAAACGAGTATGGGCTTGTTGATAACAGCTTAACATTAGGTGATACGATTGTATCGTATGATAAAGTATCGGATATGACCCCAGCTGAGGTGTCCATGGATGGAATCACACGTTCACAAAACGGTGCGTTATCATTCACTGAAGCAGGTGTTCCAGTACCGATTTTCAGAAAAGATTTTTCTTTAACCGAAAGACAAATTCAGGCAACATCTAGGCTTTCCACTACAGGGATTGAAGTTGCAACACGAGTTGTCTCTGAGTCAATCAACACAACTTGCCTAAATGGTTATGGTCGCAATGTTGATAGCTTTCAATTATACGGACTTAAAAACCAACCAAATGTAAACACTGTAACTATCTCTAATTCATGGGGCGGTGGAAGTGAAACACCATTAGCTAACATTGAATCAATGATCCAAGCTTTACAGAATGACGGTTATGGTTACGCAGAAAATTCTTGTGTGTTGTATGTGTCACCAGATAACTGGGGATATATTGACCAAGATTACAGCACAGCTAAAGGAGATAAAACCTTTAAAGAGCGTTTTGAATCATATGCGCCAATCAGAAAAGTTGAGTTAGGTACTGGTTTAGCAGACGGCGAATTGCTTTTAGTTGAAATGAGAAGCGATGTAATCGAGTTAAAAGTGGCTCAAGACTTAACATTTTTCGAGCAACCAAAAACAGATGCGATGATTTCTAATTTCACTGTTTTAGCAGCAATGGCGTTAGTGGTTAAATCAGATTCAAACGGAAATTCTGGAGTTTGTTACGCAACAGGAGCGTAGTTAGTAGATAATGGCTAAAAAATATAGTTATATTATTAGCGG